GTGGCGCACATGCAACGACTTCGAGTGATCCCTATGGTTTCCTCGTCCGTGTGTGGACGAGGTTGGCATCCTAACGGAGGTGAACGATGAATGTCGTAGTCAAACATCATGATCTCGTAGTTCCGATATTCTCGAGTTCCAATATCGCTGCCGGCGCTATCTTCTTTATAGGCGATTTGCCGGCAGTTACGCTCGAGCTGGTTAAGGCTAACGTCGTGACCGGTGTCGCGGTCGGTGCCGTTATCGAAGGTCCGCGCGAAACTGGTGCCGATTGGGGGCAAGGCACAGTTGTCTATTGGAGCACTTCGAGCGGTCGATTCACAACGACAGCGACCGGCAATAAGCGTGTCGGCGTAGTCGTTGGTGGTGACGTTCCCTCATCAGCGACTCGCGCACTCGTGTTGATGGATCGATGATTGCGAACCTACTAGACGCTGTTGTCGATGCGCTCAACGGACCACCACCAGCAGCTTCCGTTGCAGCATCGAAGACGTGGGCGCACTACTGGGTTCTCGCACGCGAGACGCCCGATGTGTGCGTCGTGACATTCGTTCGCTCCGAGCGTGAGCGACTTTCGCGATCGCGATTTCGATTCCTTCTCGACGTAGAGATTGTTCGTGCTCGACCGTACGTGGATGCGTCGTCGATCGAGACCGTCGTGAACGACGTGTACTCGATCGCGTCGCGACTCACGAGTCAGGAAGTGCTCGAACGAGGTGGTATCGCGTATGCGTTTGAGTCGATCTCGTTTTCCGATCCGCTTTACGAGATCGAGGAAGTATTCGACGAGAGTTCGTTCGTGCGCGCGAGTGTGACTGCGCGCTACGCTGTGTTGGAGCCGTTGTGATGGCGTCGGAGTCGATCGTAAAAGTGAAACAGCTCTTTCTCGATCGGCCAGCGGTTACGCGTTACTTCGATCGCAAGACGCTGCGCGTCTTCAAGCGGTTCGGAGCGTTCGTTCGACTGGTCGCACAGCGAAGTATGCGTCGGCGTAAGACGGCGTCGCCACCGGGCCAACCGCCGTCGGTGCGTAAAGGCCAGCTACGAAAGTTGATCTTCTTCTCGCTCGACGAGCGAAAGAAGAGCGTGGTCATCGGGCCGACACTACTACGTTCTGACTCGCCAGTGCCAGCGTTGCACGAACACAGTGGCGTACGTCGATACGGCGCACGTGTCGCGAAGTATCCGAAGCGCGAGTACATGAAGCCCGCGTTTCGCGAAGGTTTGAAGAAACTGGCGCAGTTCTATAAGGAGGCAAACGCATGAGTCGAACAAGACTAGGGCACCTCGCGAAGCTCTACGTCGATAGCGCGAATAACTGGACCACGCCGACGTGGGTCGAGGTGCCGAATGTCAATAACCTGACACTAAACCTCTCGCACGCGACCGCGGATGTGACGACGCGTGCGCATGCCGGTTGGCGTACGCAGGTCGCGACGCTAAAAGAGGCGACGATCGAGTTCGATATGCTCGATGTCGCGGGTGATCCGAGCGTCGCGCAAATTCGTCAGGCGTTTTTCGCTCGCGGCCAGTTGCATGTTCTTTGCTTGAACGGTCTGCGCACCGAAGTCGGTTCGTGGGGTCTGAAGACGCTCGTCGAGGTGACGCGATTCAACCGCGCTGAGCAGATGGGCCAAGCGATCGTAATCTCGGTTACGTTCGTGGTGTCGCCGTTACTCGACGGTACCGTTTATCGCTATCCCGAGTACTTCGAGGTAACGCCCTGATCGCGAGAGGACTAGTAACGATGCGTCATCGATTTACGGACGAACATGGCCGCGAGTACGAAGTCGCGAGGATCAGCTTCGCACGGTACCACGATCTTCGCGATCACGGATTCGATCTTGCGAAGTGGGCTTCGGAGGCTCTTGCTCGCGTAGTGCGTCCAGACACTACGACTGACAGCGTGCAGTCGCAGCGATTCGACTACGAGGAGTTCGTTCGCATACTCGCTGACGGCGCCGTGTTCCGCGATCGTAAGACTGCAGAGGCGTTGCTGACGGTCTTGTGTCGCGAATCGCTTGCACGGCACGGCGTCACCGCGAACGAAGTTTTCGAGTCGCTCTACGGTCGATCGATCTGGGAAGCCGAAGTCGCGTTCATCTCGAGGATCCTCGATTTTTTCGAGGGCCATCCGATCATGCGCGAAATTCTCGGCGCCGCGTTGAAACTACTGCTGTCGAAAGTCGAGCAAGCGAGTGTGCCGACATCGAGTCCTACGTCTGGCACTTCGCCGGTTACCTCGGTGTAGAGCCGTGGGACTTTACGCTCGGCGAATTGCGCGCGATGTACGAAAGTCGATTATTCCACGATCACTGCCACTACGGTATCATCGCAGCGGCAATCGCGAACGCGTTTCGCGGTAGCGAGTCGCCGACGATTCGAGTCGAAGATATTTTTCCGGATGTCGTCGAGTATCTCGAGCGATTCGGTGTTCGCGGTGACAATGAGTTGCCGTTACTAACGAAGGACGATCTAAAGTCGTGGCTAGCGCAGCAGAAATCCGAGCGGGTCGTGCAAGCGTCGAGCTGACACTGACCGATCGACTGACCGCGGACCTCAACGCGGTTTCGCGTAAGCTCGCAACGTGGGGCGTTGCGTTGCAGGGTATCGGCGCGTCGATACTCGCAGCGTTTCGGCCTGCGCTATCGGTCTTTCAAGAGCAGGAAGCGATAAGCGGTTGGGCGCTGCGACTGCGTACGTCGGTCGAGCAGTTCTCGAAGCTCACGTCGCTCTTTCGCGTTTGGAACGTGAGCGTCGATGAACTCGGCGCATCGCTCGAGAGCATGACCGCGAAGCTCGATGCGAAGGCGGTAGCCGAGTTCGGAGACGTGTTGCAAAATCTCGGTGTTATCTCGTTCGCACATCTACCGCTCCAGCAGCGACTCGAAATTGTACTCGAGGCGTTACAGCGCATTTCCGACGAAACGCAGCGTGCGCGCATCGCGGTCGAGCTCTTCGGCGATAAAGTCGGCATGTCGCTTGTTTCGATGGGGATGCTTTCGGACAACGCGAAGGAGCGACTTGCGAATCTGACCGCGACTACGAGTGAACGAGTGCAGCACGCCACGCAGGTCATGCAGTCGTGGCGCGAGATTACGGCTTCGATCTCTGCGGTCTGGTACGAGGTCGCTGCTGCGATTGCGCCGGTGCTCGAGTCGATCGCGGCGTGGCTGAAGAATGCGACTGCGAATCTCGTTGAGTGGGTGCGCGCAAACCAGGGCGCTGTCATTGCGATAGCAGCGTTCGCTGCAGGTCTCGTAACCGCCGGCAGTGCGCTACTCGCTTTCGCAGGCATCGTGAAGCTCGTTTCGATCGCGATTGGCGTTTTTAGTGCGCTCCTCGCTGCACTGAAACTCGTGCTTCTTGCGATTATGAGTCCGATTGGTCTTGTTGTTGCCGGCGTTGTCGCGCTTGGCGTGGCCGCGGTCGCAAGCGGAAACAACACGATCGAGAAGTTCCGCGAGCTCAAGACCGACTTGCAAGGACTCGCGACCGACTGGTCGAACTCGATAAAGGCGATCGTGGCGTCGATCAAGTCCGGCGATATCGAGACCGCGTTCAATATACTCGTAAAGGCGTTAGAACTAACGTGGGCCACGTTGATCCGATCGTTGAAGCGCCTCTGGTGGTCGTTCGTGCGTGACATCTTCGAGTTTTTCGCGAATAATCCGTGGGTGCTGCCGCTCGTCGGTGGTGGCGCGGGTCTTCTTATCGGGGGGCCCGCCGGTGGTCTCGTGGGTGTCGGTGTCGGCGCAGTCGCTCAAGGTGCGCTTTTACTGAACGCGGAAGAGATCGATAAATTCCTCAGAGATAAGATCGAAAACGTCGATCGCGCGCGCGTCGACCAGTTGCGCTGGGAACTCGAGCAGATGATCCTGCAAGCGCTACGACGCCAACAACAGCAGCAAGAGCAGCAAGGTCCACCGAAAGGTCGCGTCGCGGCGATGGAAGCGGTTTTCGTACCGAAGGAAGACCTTCGAGATATGCTCGCGATTGGCGAAGCGCGTGGTACGTTTACGGCGTTCGCGGCGCGACAGCAGTTCGCGTTCGGTACGCGCACGCAGAAGCGCCAAGAAGATTTGCTCACGGATATCCTGAAAGAAGTGCGAAGAGTGCAGCAAGGCGTTGATGCAAACATGAAGGTGAAATAACATGCCGCACTTACTCTTCAAGATCAACCCCGACGAGCTTTCGCTTTCGTATAACCGCACGAGCTATCGGATCAACGTGCACGCGATCGATTATCCTAATGTGATCTCGGTCGCGAACGCGATCTATACGTACACGCCTCCGATCTTTCTTGGCCTTACGCGATCGGACGTAGATATTCGCGCGAACGAAGACGGTCGAACCTACGATGTCGCGATCACGTACTCCGCGGAGCCGAGTGACGAGGCGGTTGACGCGAGTCCGCCGTCGGCGACGAAGTCGGCGCCGGCATCGGATACGATCGATCTCTCGTTCGGTTACTCGATTTCTGCAGAGGCGCAGCAGATTCACGTCACGAGTGCGATCGCGCAGGGTCGTGTTGGTGCTGGCAACGCGACCGCGAGCGGAACGAATCTGCAGTGCGTTGCAACCTTCGAAGTTATACCCGACGGCATCGTACCGAACCCCGCGCACGTAGGTCGAACGATTTTCGTGACCGGTGGGCCGTCGGCGTGGACGTACGGTCCGTATCGGATCGTAACTCAGTACGGTACGCGCTGGGTGCTTGATCGCAGTCCTGCGCCTGTCGGTGCAAGCGGTGGCGTGTGGACGATGCCAGCTGATGCGCCGGATTTCGAGAACGCGATCAACGTTTCCGAAGATTCGATCGAGGGCTGCGATATCGCTGCGCCGTCGCTCTCGTTCGAGCGGCGCATCACGATCCCAGTCGTGAATGTCGCTTACATTCAAACCGTGATGCGTCTAATAGGCAAAGTCAACAAGAAGAAGTTCTACCACTTCGAGCCAGGCGAGGTTCTCTATCTCGGCTGCGTCGCGGATAAAGAGAACGCGAGCGCGTGGAAAGTTACGCATAAGTTCCGAGTCGAGCGCAATCAGCGAAACGTTCGCATCACGAAGGAGATAACGGTACCGATCAAGCGTGGCCACGATTATCTCTGGGTGAAGTATCGACCGGTTACGCGTTGGGGCATGGTCGTTCAGGAACCGGTTGCGGCATACGTCTCAGTCGTCTACGAAGAAGGCGACTTTAGTCTACTCGGTATCGGAACGTGAGGTGCGATCGTGAGCGATCCGTTATCGTTCGTTTCCCCCGGTGATCCGATCGGTGAGCTTGCGCGGGCCGATCGGATTAATCTTCTCATCGAGTCCGCGCGTCGTGTTCTGCGACCGCAGACATCGCCGAGCGATATCGAGAAAGAGATTTTTCGCGCGTTGCAGCCGCATAATATCGTTTACGTGAAGACACCGGTGCCGGCGCGCGAGTACACGGTATGGCGTATCGTTGGCAACCTCACGTCACCGAGTGCGCTCCTCGCACCGCAAGCGTATCGAGTCGAAGTGCCCGAGGACTCGTGCGATCCGTTCGTCGTGCTGATCGAACCGTCGGACGGCGTCACGCTTGCGCGTGCAGCGGTGAGCGGCGTCGTCTTCGGTTACGTTCTCGGGCAGGGAAAGTACGCGCACGCGATTCCCGGCGATCCGTATTTCCTCGAAGCGGACGACTACGGACCCGCTCGCATTCTTTATCGCGCCGGCAACTACGCGCTCATTCGACTCGGTGATTCGCGGCACCAGCGGCGTTGCAAGAAGTTGAAGACGGACGAGTACGGTTACGCGTACTACGGTCCTTACGGCTTCGAGATCGAGGACGAAGAAGAGCGAGACGAAGACGAAGAGCAGCAGTGCATCAACTGTCTAACGAAACTCTGCGTTGTGCGCGACTACTCGGGCGCGATCGTCGATATCTTCTACGAGGACACGAGCGGCAATCGCGTGCGCGTTCCGGATTGCACGAGCGCGCCGTACGGCGGATCGATTTCGAGTCCGGGTGGTGGTGGTGGCGGCGGCGGTGGCGGATGCTGTCCGCAAGACGGCAGCGAGTACGTGCTCGAGTACAATTTCGTTGCGTTCGGTCAGCAGTACGTAGGCGTAATCGACTCGCTATTTTGGTCCGCCGGGGATCTAAATTTAGGAGGAGCGATCCTAAATCCGCCGTGCAATATCGGACCGCCGCCGGAGTATCTCGACTATTTCGGCACGTTAAGTTGCGTCGACGGAAACTATTATTTCTCTATCTACTTTTCTTGTGGATCGAGCCTTTGTTTTATCGATTCTTCGGATTTTGATTATTCTGTTACCGGTTGCCCCGGTAACCCGACGATTTATTTCACGATTCTCCCCGGTCGTTGCGCATCCGGTTCGTTCGTACTTAGGCCAGCCTAAGTCGAGGTCGTCATGATTGATCCGCTCGCGCACGTCAGCGACCACACCGGCGATCGAAAGTGGGCGCACTGTCCGAACACGATCCGCGCTCACTACGAGGCGCTCGATCGCGTGATTGATCTTGCGCACAACGAACCGTACGCTGGCCACGACTCCGACTTCGGAGTCGTTTACGTCGGTGGTGGTCGATACTGGCCTGGCATCGTAGTCGGTGTGCGATTACTTCGTCATCTCGGCTATCGCGGACCGATCGAAGTCTGGCGCGGCCACTACGCTGACGAGGAACCGATTCGCGAGTCCGATCTAGACGGTTACGACGTTCGCATCGTCGATGCGCGCGAAGTCGCGAAGACGACGCGGCCACGCATTCTTCGCGGGTGGGAAGCGAAACTGCACGCGATCCGGAACACGAAGTTACGTCGTGTACTTTTTCTCGATGCGGACGCGTACTGCGTAGTCGATCCGACGCCGTACTTCGATCGCTTTTCGGACTTCGCGTTCTGGAGCGAAAATCGGCAGAATATCCGCTGGCACTACGTCTGGCCCTCGCATGAACGACGTGATGTAGTCGGGGTGCAGGGCGGCCAGTTTTTCGTCGATCGCGAGAACGCGTGGCCACTGGTTGTCATCGCGGATTGGATTTGCCAGCACAGCGATTTTTACTTCCAGCATCTCTACGGCGATCAGGATGCGTGGCGACTTGCGCTTGCGATTACGGACTTGCCGTACACGATCGTCGGGCCAGCGACGTGGCAGCATCCCGCGTTCGTGTGCGCACTCGATAATCGAAGATTCGTAGTGCATCGACCGGTCTCGAAGCTCTTCCGCGCATGTGACTGGAACGCTCGCGACTGTGCAGTCGATTTCGCGCCACATCTACCGTTCGAGACGTTCGTGTGGCGCGAGTTCACGAAGCTCGCTGAATACGAAGTCGAAGAGTGCGAGTCTGCGTTTACGAGTCTCTATCGACGTGGCGCGACGCGTGTTTTCGATTCGCCAGGAGTGGACGATCGTACATATCTTGCATGCATTGAGACTTTAGCTAAGACGCACGATTGGACTAAGATCGTCGATCTTGGATGCGGCAACGGTCGCATCACGAAGGAGATCGCGCGTCGAACTGGAGTCGAAGTCGTTGGTCTCGACTGCGTGCGCGAGGTACTACCGGAGAGCGACTTATCGAATTTTCGCTTCGAGTACGCGAACGCGTTCGAGATCGACTCGATTCCCGAAGGTGACGCGCTCCTCGTGAAAGACGTTCTCGCATACTGGCCGTTTGCGCACGTCCGCAGTTGGCTGCGTGAAGTCGTGACGCGATCGAAGTGGCGACACGTCGTGATCACGAACGACATCACGCAGTTCCCGTCCGAGATGCCGTTTGGGCGACACCACGGGATCAACCCCGAGCTTTGCGATTTTTTGCATGAGATCGCGCACGTGCAAATTCGCCTAGAAAACAAGGCAATTTTGCTGATTTCTATTCGATGAGATGTCCCCCTTATGGGGGACGCGACTACAAAAAAATCGGGTACGAGGTAAACTACGGTTGCGGGTTCGAGGAGTTGTGCGAAGTGTGGAGGCGTTTCGATGAAACCGATTCGCGAAGTCGAGAAGTTACCGCCGCGAGTTATGCTCTACGGCGTCGAGGGAATCGGCAAGACGACGTTCGGCGCGTCGGCACCGAATCCGATCTTCGTATTGACGGAGGATGGCCTCGGCGATCTCGATGTTGCGCACTTTCCGCTGGCGAGGTCGTATGACGATGTGCGTCGCGCGCTCTGTTACGTGCGCGATGAAGCGCATGACTTCGAGACGATCGTGTTAGACTCGCTCGATTGGCTTGAAAGATTAATACACGACTACGTGTGTGCAGAGCACAACGTCTCAACGATCGAACGTGTAGACGGCGGCTACGGTCGCGGTTACGTGGCGGCGCTCAAAGTCTGGCGCGAGGTGATCGGTATTCTTGACGAGATTCGCGCCCAGCGTCGGATGATCGTGATCGGCATCGCGCATGCGAAGGTCGAACGATTCGAGGACCCGGAGTCGCCGGCGTACGATCGTTATTCGCCGCGGCTGCATAAAACGTCGGCTGCGCTCGTAACCGAGTGGATGGACGCGGTGCTTTTCGCGCACTGGCGATACGCTGTCAGGACGGAGACGGGTAATTTCGGAAAGACCCGTGGTGTCGCGGTTGCATCGCGAACGGACTGCGAGCGCGTTATCCGCGTCTCCGGCGGGCCGACGTGCGTAGCGAAGAATCGATACGGACTTACAGGTGAACTTCCGCTCTCGTGGGATGCGTTTGCGAAGGCGATCGGTTACTAAGAGAAAGGAGAGAAACGATGGCACTTTTACCCGAAGAGTTTGATGCGTCGAGTGTGCCGACGCGATTCGGCATGCTGCCCGAAGGTCGCTACGTAGTCGCGATCACGAAGACCGAGATTCGTTCTTCGATGTCGGGTACAGGCCAGTATCTCGCGGTCGAGTTTACCGTGCAAGAACCCGCGGAGTATCTCGGTCGAACGATTCTCGTGCGCGTCAACGTCCTTCACGATAATCCGGTGGCGCGCGAGTACGCGAAGGCCGAGTTGGCTGCGATCTGCACGGCGTGCGGCAAGACGAAGATTTCGGATACGGACGAGCTCCTTCGTTCGATCCTCGTAATCGATCTTCGCTATCGATCGTCTCAGGACGGTACGCAGTATCCGCGAGTCGTGAACTACTATCCGTATCGACTTCCGGAACCGAAGTTAGGCGAGACTAAGGAATCGACACCGAAACCACCGCGGCGCGGCAACGCACAGCGGTGACATCGCGATGCCACCGAAGCGTAGAGTCGAACTCGTACTTCCGTATCCGCCGTCGGTAAACTCTTACTGGCGGCACGCGCGGGGTCGTCACTATCTCTCGCGTGCCGCGAAGAACTATCGAGAGCTCGTCGTGCTTTCGATTCCGAAAGACGTGCGATTCGATCGCGAGGTCGAAGTTTTTGTCGAAGTGCGACCGCCGGATAATCGACGGCGCGACATCGATAACGTTCTCAAGGCGATCCTCGACGTGCTCGAGTTTACGGGTCTGATCGCGGACGATTTTCTCGTATCGCGGATCGAAGTCGTTCGTGGTGTGGTGGTACCGCGTGGAGAGTGTTATGTCGTCGTCAGCGAAGTACGGTAACCTACACGCCGCGATTCGCTACGCGGAGCTTGGTTACGAAGTGCTGCCTGTCGTGGCGGGTGCGAAGAATCCGCTTACGGAGCACGGCGTTCGCGATGCAACGCTCGATACGAAGACGATCGAGTCGTGGTGGACGCGTTGGCCGAACGCGAATATCGGCATCTCTGCTGCAGGTCTCGTCATTATCGATATCGATTCGAAGGACAGCGTACGTTGGCCCGAAGACGAAGAGCGAGCGTGTGAGCTCGTTGAGAGTGCGCGTGCGATTTCGGTGACGCCGTCGGGCGGTCGTCACTTTTTCTTTCGCAGGCCGGACGGCGTTTCGTGGCGATGTTCGGTGCGCAAACTCGCGGCCAACGTCGATGTGCGTACTGATGGCGGCTACGTCGTGGTACCGCCGAGTAAGCTACTTGCTGGCGCATACCTGTGGTTGAAAGAACTCGATACCGCTAAGGAGTTTCTCTCGACGCCACCGAAGTGGCTATGCGATCTACTCGATGAACGAGAACGAGAATACGCATCGAAAGTAAATAAACCCACACAGTTAGATGAGACGCGAGTTATTGAGGAGGGCACACGTAACGACGTTCTTTTTCGGATCGGTGCGAAGTTGCGTTCGATCGGTTTCGACTTCGAAGAGATTTACTCGGCGTTATTGGTCGTGAATCGAAGACGATGTCGGCCGCAGCTTGATGATGTCGAGGTCT